TAATCTTTCTCAGCGAGATCTCGGCCACCCCCGGCGACTGCCACCCCCCTCCCCCCCGGTGTCGTATACAACCACGGCCTATTTTGGGAATTTTGCAACTGTAAATGGCCCCAAGCCGACTTCTAGTTACACGATATTCGTAAAGGCACTAGATGCAGTGGTTTTTAGGTATACAAGCACCTTGTAAAGTATTTAGCTAACTGCTATACTAAGCCACCAAGTACCAATCTAGTTGTAGCGACTAGGACAACCACATGAGAGATCATCCCGCAGAGGATACTGGGGCAGACGGCAGACTGTTTGATGCTGGAATACCCTTCTACATCGATCACGACTTACAGGTAATCAACAGCGGCACACTGTTTGTGCAGTCTACTATTGAAGTTGGGGACATAGACAGGCTGACTGTCTTAAAACCTTTCTATGAGATAATCACTGACATCCTCGACAACGTAGAAGATGACTACGGTGAGCTATATGCCATAGCAAATGAACTTAATAGAGAAGCGGAAAGGCTACGGGAATTAGCACAGAGGATAGAAGACAGCGACCAGAGTGTAGCTGATCTTTTTGATACTGCCTATGACTCAACAGCTTAGTCTATTTCCATTAGACGAAGTACTTTCTGAGGAAGTTCTCAGTAAGAAGTGCATAGCCTGCGGATGTGATAAGGTCATTAGTGATTTCCCCATTCTACGCAGAGGTAGAGGTGAGCGGGATACTATGAGGTCTGTCTGCAAGGAATGCCACAAAGTAGCCTGTGCTATAGTGGCAGACTACAGAAATACTAACCCCTTGCCGGACGACTTTTGCTGTCCTCTATGTAGTAGAAGTATGGAAGACTTCCAAAAGGAAGGACGCTATAGGACACAGTCTCCTTTTTCAGTGGATCATAATCCTGAGACTCTAGAAGTACGCGGCTGGATATGTAACCCATGCAATAGTTCGATGGGTCTAGCTAAACATTCAGTAGACGTACTGAGCAACATGATAGAGTACCTACAAGCATAGCGGGTATGCCACTTATCTATCTACTCCTTAGATCACCTAATTGTTATAATGTGATCACATATAGTTAAGGAGATTAGATATGTTCACTAAGTTATTTGCAATACTCGTACACACATTCACAGGCGAGAGTGCATTACTCAAGAGCCTACAGAAGACCCAACAGCAAAGGGCTGACTACTGGATCTTACAGAATATGACAGACAAGGATTTAAGGGATATCGGCATTACCCGTGGAGAGATTAACTCTAAGGTATTTGGCGGGTAGACTGCTTTAAGTAATCTACTTAGGCACCTACCCCCATACTAGGGTGACTTAGAGTATGTATATAGTATACCGCTCAACCGACAATTCATTATACCCATTAATTACCTAACTGTCAATGTAAATAGTTAGCAACAGCACCTAATTAGGGGCTTGACCAAGTGTTACATTAAATGGTAAAATGAAGGATAAATAAAATTGTCGTTTAATTTATATTATATACGCGCTGCAATTCAAGAGCGCACAGGCCGAGTGCTAAAGTTCGATCACATCAAGAGACTGTTAGTAGAAGAGGGATTGGTTACTCAATCGGAGTTAGACGCCAATCCCTTAGCTAAAGAGTTCGACGGGTATGGTCGATACTTTGCCACTGAAGATTGTTCAGTAGCTATACCGCTTGAGCCTAGAAGATTTATTCCAGAACTTATTGATGAGGACTTTGACGATGAAAGCTAAAGCGTGTGGCGCGGATGTTAGCCCAGCCAAGAAACGTAAGATGCCGTCCCTAAATATGGGCGGTATGGTTACTAAGAAGAAGAAGCCAGCATACGGCGGCGGCGGGATGGCCATGAAGAAACCGGGCTATAGCTACGGCGGTATGGCTGGCAAAAAGAAGTAATGTTTGTCGGGGTCTTGCTTCTCTGTATGTCGGTAACAGACGTATCTAGCTGTGACGTACAGATGAAGCCTAAGACTATTTATTCTTCTCAAAAAGAATGCGCCGTAGAGATGTTTAAGATCGCCAAGTACGCAGCAAACAGATTGCAAATGGTGACCAAACCTTACTGCTTTTCAATAGAGGGACACAACATCTAGCAAAACTTTCGGGGGGGAGTGATGCTTGCAGAAATTGCAATGGCCAACGCCGCGTTTTCGGTAATCAAAACGGCGGTGCAGAATGGCCGGGAACTAGCTCAGTGCGGTAAATCTATCAGTGATTTCTTAACTGCCGAGGATAGCCTTAAAGAAAAAGCTGACAGTGACAAGAAATCTATTTTTAAAAAAGTCATGGGTAAGGACACCGCCGACTTTGAAAGTTTCCTAGCTCTCGATCAGATCAAAGAACAGCGCCGTCAGCTTGAGTCTCATATGCGTCTGTACGGAAGACCCGGCCTCTACGATAGCTGGGTTGAGTATCAGGGGCAGGCTAGGAAGGCTAGGAAAGAGGCTGAGAGACAGCGGAAGAAGGAGAGAGAGGAGCTTGTAGAAGCCATCTCAATCTTCGCCGGAGTTATGATTATTTTAGGTCTGGCGGTAGGCGGCGGCTACCTTTTCTACATCTACAAAATGTGAGGCTTTCATGGCAGGCAAGACTAAGGCTGAGAAGATCGCCGCTGGTAAGAAACGTCACGGCTTTACCGCAGTAAATAAGCCACGGCGAGGCGGACCCAAGAAGTTCGAGGTTCTGGCGGTAGAGGGTGACAGCGTTAAGTATATCACCTTTGGCGATCCAAAGATGGAGATCCGCAAAGATAATCCCGCAGCCCGTAAATCGTTCAGAGCTAGGCACAAGTGTGACACGGCTACTAGCAAATTAACGGCCAGATATTGGTCCTGCAAGAAATGGTGATCTAATGGCTGCTAAGAAGAAAACAAAGAAGGATGCCTGTTACGAGAAAGTAACGAAGGCAATGCCGCAAAACTCTGCATATCGGAGCGGTCACATAGTTAAGTGCCGCAAAGTTGGCGCTAAGAATTACAACATAGGCGGCAAAAAAAGTGGCAGCAAAAAAAAGTAGTACCAGCGGTGGCCTAAAGAAGTGGTTCGGACAGAACGGCGGTAAGGGCTGGGTTAACTGTAAGACGGGTGGCCCCTGTGGACGTAAGTCTAAGAAGAGTGGTGGCTCCTACCCCGCCTGTAGGCCCACTATGGCTCAGTGCAAATCCAAAGCTGGGAAAGCCGCCACAGCAAAGAAAACTTCTTCCAAGAAGGTAAATTGGAAACCTAAGAGGAAGAAAGCATGAGCGAAGATCGCCTTACCCGAATTGAGGATAAGTTGGACGCACTCTCAAACGCAGTCATTACTCTCGCCCGAATGGAGGAGCGCATGATTACTGTGTTTAAGCGTATGGACAATATCGATGACCAACAGAAAGCAATGTGGGATCGCATCGTTAAGCTAGATCAGCTTACTGCGTCCAGAGGCCATAAGCTTCAATTCTTTGAACGGATCTGGTGGATCGTATTCACAGCCTCAATAGGCGCTGGGTTTGTATATATGAGGACGATGGGATGAAGACTGAAAAAGAATATACCGAAAAGCAGTTGATGTTCCTAGACGCCCTTATGTCTGAGGAGTGCAAAGGTAATATTAAGAAGGCCATGCAGGCCGCTGGCTATGCGGACAACACCTCTAGCACGGTAGTCGTATCCGCCCTGAAGGATGAGATTAACGACAGAGCCGCTATGGTGATGGCTATGAATAGCACCAAGGCAGCTTGGGGTATGGTAGACGTATTAGACGATCCCGGTGCTATGGGCGCTCGTAACTCTATCTCAGCGGCTTCCCAGATACTGGACCGCACAGGCCTCATTAAGAAAGAGCAAGTAGAAGTTAAGAATACAGGCGGGGCGATGTTTATATTGCCACCGAAGAGCGACGATTGAGCATTTGGTTAGATAAGACCAGACCTAATAAGACCGCTAAGATACCATACGCATACAAGGAATCTGACCACGATCCCTTAGTTTTAGTAGCTGACGAAGATAAAGCTACAATGGTAGAAGAGGCCTTAGACTATCTGGAAGATGGACACTCCACCCGCAAGACGGCTGAGTGGCTGACATCCAAAACTGGTGACAGGATTACTCATCAGGGTCTGATACATATATGGAAAGCCCGTAGAGGCCCAGACAGCGAGAAGCCGTCCAAACGTCTGAAGCAGCTTGCCAAAGAAAACCGCAAGCGTAAGCCCAAGACAAAGGCTGAGAAGACACTGGCCACCGCCAAGCGTAAGCAGACAGATGCTAAACGCAGGCTGACTATGGCGAAGAAGGCCTTAAATGAGCTACAGCCTGCAAAGGAATTAGACACTTCCAACTTAGACTTCTCTATCATCGAGAGCGAAAAGCAGAAGCAGGAAGTCGTATTCGCACCCAACGAGGGACCACAGACAGAGTTCCTAGCGGCCAGCGAAAGAGAAGTGCTTTATGGCGGCGCAGCCGGAGGTGGAAAAAGTTTTGGACTTCTCGCAGACCCCATGCGCTACTTTAGTAACCCTAATTTCAATGGCTTAATACTACGTCGAACCAACGACGAACTAAGAGAACTAATCTGGAAATCACAGGAATTATACCCCAGAGCATTTCAAGGGGCAAAGTGGGCAGAGAAGAAGTCACAGTGGACGTTTCCTAGCGGGGCCAAACTCTGGTTAACCTACCTAGAGAGAGATCAGGATGTTTTACGCTATCAAGGGCAGGCCTTTAGTTATGTAGCATTCGATGAGTTAACTCAGTATCCTACTGATTTTGCTTGGAATTATATGAGATCTCGGCTTCGTACAACCGACCCTACCCTGCCGATATATATGAGAGCGACCACAAACCCCGGTGGCGCGGGTCATGGATGGGTAAAGCGCACTTTTATTGACCCGGCTCCAGCTAATACAAAGTTTGTAGCACGGGACTTAGAGAGCGGCGATGACATGGTCTACCCTGACGGCCATGAGAAGGCTGGGGAGCCACTGTTCTACCGTCGATTTATACCCGCCAGCCTCAAGGATAATCCCTACCTAATGGAGGGCGGGCAGTACGAGGCTAACTTGCTGTCTCTACCTGAGATGCAGCGTAGGCAGTTACTTGAAGGAGATTGGGCAGTTGCAGATGGTGCGGCGTTTTCAGAGTTTAGGTCATCAGTACACGTTATTGAGCCGTATGACATACCGACTGATTGGCGTAGGTTTCGCTCATGTGACTACGGATATAGCTCTTATAGTGCTGTTCACTGGTTTGCTATTGATCCAAGCTACGGGACACTAGTCAATTACCGGGAATTATACCTGAGTAAGCACACAGGCAGAGACCTAGCGAAGGCAGTTATAGAAGCCGAAGGCGGTGAGCGTATTGACTACGGCGTACTGGACTCCAGTTGTTGGCATAATCGCGGTCAGTTAGGCCCATCTATAGCCGAAGAGATGATTTCACAGGGTACACGCTGGCGTCCTAGCGACAGAACTAACGGCGCACGGGTGGCAGGCAAGAACCGCTTCCACGAAGTTCTGAAAATAGACGAAGATACAGGCCTACCGGGCATCCAGTTCTTCAATACTTGCCGCCAGATAATTGCAGACCTGCCCGTCATACCAGCGGACCCTCGCGGTTCTGATGACATCGACCCCCGCTACGCATCAGACCACGCATACGACAGTGTCAGATACGCAGTTATGAGCCGACCCAAGGCATTCAGCCCCTTTGATATGGGCCAAGGCATTCCACAACAAGTCT